GATCAGTGAATGTCGACATCGGGCACTGCCCTGGCATCGTTGAGACTAATCAGAGAAAATGGGCGACTGTGACCTTCCTCAACGACTTCAGTGACGGCGGCGCGTTCGGCTATCGTAGGGATAATATGACTGGAAGAGTGGAGTTCCGTGGTAAAGTGTCTAAGGGAGCTGCCGGTACGGGCAACATCTGCCTAATGCCAACCGGCTACTTCTCGGCCGCGGGTATCAAGAGATTCACCTGCGAGGGCGCGACTGCCGGAGTTCGTAGTACAGTGCAGGTGGCGCTCAGCACTGTCGGCAATCTGTCTTTGGAAACCTCGGCGGACACTATCTATCTGGACGGATTGGAGTTTACGCCAAATTAAAGACTCTTCTTCCCGGCCGGAGTGTAGGCCTGAAGACCCTTGACCGGGTCGACCTTCAGCATTCCCGACTTCACCATGACCTCGATGACGCGCCCGATGTTATGGCTGGCGACGCGTTCGCGGAGGAAGGCATAGAGGCGGGACTCCAGCATCGGGGTCTTTGTCTTTGAGAAGTGCTGATAGACGTAGAACCAGGCATCGTCGATGGCTTTGCTGTCCCCGCCGATGCCCATGTTGGAGAAGATGTCCGGCATTTGCGCCTCTGCCTCTAACAGCCAACTCAGCGCCGCTTGGTAGTCTTCGAGGGAGACTTTCTTACTGTTTCCACGAGAGGCGCAAGCGACCATACATAACTTGATAAGATGTGCGAGGCGTCGTGAATTGTAATGGAGGAGCTTTGGCTGTTCGGGAACCGGAACCAGCCCTGAAGTGTTCCATTCTTCGATAGCACGAACTGAGCCTTCGTCCCAGTCGAACTTTCCGTAAAGATTGTGTATGGACTTGAGATCAGTAACAATACTAGCATGGACAGATTCATTGTGAGAAGGATTTGGGATACGTTCTCCAAAGATGTCTGTATCTGCGGCGGTTCCGCAGTAGACAAAAATTGAACGAGACGTAAACCCTTGGTCCCAAGCACCTTCAGGAAGTAGGGTGTTAAGATAACTGGGGGTTGTGCCACTGATAATGTTGAGTTGTGGACGGGGCATAGTAATGTGAATGCCTTTGGTGCGGCGGCGCTGCTCATAGTGTTCTCCGTCGTAGAGTTTGGTTAAGGTGTTCATGAAGAGGCGATCATACTCCGGGAGGAACACCCCCAACTCCGAGGATATGACGGTGAGATGGTTGAACTCGACAAGGTTCGGATTCTCGTTGATGCGGATTATGGATCGTTTAGCGTCAAAGAGAGCATCGATAAGACTAGCATCGCTAACTGAAGAGGGAGCAATAAAGATATCCGGTATAGTTCGGAGGAACTTTTCAGCGATTGACAGTATCGCAGATTTACCAATACCTGGAGGACCAACAAGGCATATATACTGATTAGGATAGAGGTCACTGCCCTTGGTCCTTACCCAAACCTTCTGTTCAAGGGCTGCGGCGACGATCCCGATCGCGGCCCATTTCCGAAACAGTGGTGGCGACGCGAATACACTCGTATACTCAACAAACGACTCGATCCAGGAGGTCAGCCGACGGGGAGCGGGTGCGCCTACGGGAGTCTGGCTTCGCAGCACTCCACTTAACAAGTCCGTCGGGGTTCTTTGCTGCATCCCATTCTCCCCAATTCCATCCGACTTTGGCCTCGGCAGGTATCGTCAGTGTGCGGTTATGCTTGAGTTGGATGGGGTGCTGGATGATTTTGACGAGGAGAGGGATTAGGTCTGACTCTTGATCTTCTCGATATTGAACAAGAATGGCATCGTGGATTTGTAAGAGCAGTTGAACTCGATCGAGTCGCCAGACGGCGAGCATACCACGGTTAAGTATATCTCCGACTGATCCTTGCGGATCAAAAGCAACAGCTTCTCTGATCGTCGCATCATCGTTACGTCTACCGAAAAACCACCTTCGTCTTCCAGTAAGTGTCGTAAGATATCCATTTGTCCAAAGCTCCTGTGCTACGGCTGCGTGCCATTGTCGGTGGGCCGGGAAGGCGGCAAAGTATCGATCCTGAAAGGTCGCAATAAGTCGTTGATCCAGTTTTGTATGCTTTGCCATTGTGAAGGGTTTGCCATTATAGTTAGTTCCGTGCCCCAATACTTTTGCCATGTGCCGATACGAATGCTGTCGATAAAACGGTTGTTCAGCAAGGACTCTGTCAGTCGCCAGAGTTCCGGTCCAGTGCAACTGATCTGTCCAAGCGAGACGGCAGACGGCGGTGTGGAGGTCACCCGACTCACATGCATCCAGATATTTACCATCATGGAAGAGGTTCCATTCTATTGCGCCGACGAGGCGGGACTCGGCTTGTTCGAGGTCGATGTAGGCGAATTTGAATCCGGGGTCGGAGACGAAGACTGATCTAAGTCGACTTTCAATATTTTGCAGATTGGTTCCAGTGCCGAAGTCGCCAAGGCTAGAACTAAACCTGCCTGTTGTAGTTCCTGCGATATTGTAGCTAGTTCGCATTCGTCCATCATTATCAATTTCCGTCTTAAGGACACCAATCTTTTTTCCAATATCACGCAATGCCAGTATGTGTGAGATGATTGGTTGGGCGACGAAGTGGACATCGAGTCTCTCCAGTGCATCTCGGTCGACTGTCGGGGCCCAGATGCCTTTGCTGTTGCGCTTCTTGATCGACGGGAGCGCAAGGACGCCGTAGAAGAGGTCTAAGAGTTGCTTCGGCGAGCGCCAGTTGAAGTCATTGAGGCCAAGACCTTCAGATAGGACTCTTTCGAGTTGGGCTTCGAGCTGGTGGAGCTGTCTTTCATACTCAGAAATGACCTGGGATCGACGTCCCTGGTCCACCAGTATTCCCCGCAATCGCATCTCGAGTACTGGCCCTTGAAGGGCCTTGGAGAAGTCGTAGGTGGCACGGGTGACCTCGTCAAGTTGGGGCTCGATGACGTGGAAGATTTCGTGAGTTAGGCAGGCGTCCAACCCGTTGTAAAGCCAATGCTGATCGGTCGCCGACAGGGGCAGGTTGAGTTGGGAAAGCTCGTGGGTCTTGATCGCCCTCATTCGATCACCTGTTCCGGCCGGCTTTCCCTGATCCATCGGAGGTGGAGCGGCTTACCCAGTTTGGCGGCTCTAACAATTCCGTAGACCATCCCTGTCGTGATCCCCAGGTCCATGTAAACAGCGACGTGATCCGCGACCTCCAGCCAACTGGCGGCGGCGTCGATGCCCTTTTTCCGCTCGTCAGGGACAGTATCATTGAGGACGCCCTTCTGCGTATAGAGCAGATGGGACGCGAACGGAGACTCGCCACGATTAAGACAGTCTCTAAGACATTCACGCGAGTATTGGACATTCTTGAAGCCTCCAGCGAAAGGACTCTCGACGATGACCCGCATTAGACCTTCTCAAGGACTACCGCGAGGTGATGGGGCGGGTCGCCGCTGTACTGAAGATGGAGGATTTTGAAGTCCTTCTTCCAGTACCAACGATAATCTCCGCCGTGGATGCCTTTCTTCGCCTGATCTTTATACCATTCCTGGGAAAGGACGGTGAAGAAGTTGGTCCCCATGAATCTGACGTGGCCGGGATCGGCGAAGCGGTCCTCGCCAACCGGGACCAGGGCGAAGAGGAGGCCGCCGGGCTTGAGGAGATCGTGATACGAGCCCATCTCATCAAGCCAGCCCTTCCAATCGCCCTGCTGACCCCAATGTTCAAGCGAGTCATAAGCATGAATTTCATCAAACATGCCATCTTGGTAAAGGACGAGTTCTTTTGGAAAACCGTCATTCATATTCCAGCAGTATGTGGGATTGCATCTTGGGTCCATGTCAACTGAAATAACATTATCGCCACTGAAGTCCGTCGCCCCGCCTTCAGTGACACGAATCCGTCTCTCACGGCTGGTTCCGCAGCCAAGCAGCAGCACTCGTTTCATGCGTCCCTCTTGATGGTGTCAATCCCTCGACGGCCGAGGAGTTTCCATGATTGTTCATTGCTGTAAACCGAGCCTAGAAAGCCTAGTCCCTTTTGCGACTCGGGTTGGAGGGCGTGGTGGAGGAGCATTGTATCTTCGCAAGCGTTATTAACTCGGATACCGTATCCGCGCCAAAGAAAATGGATATCGTAAAGACCGTTCTGGGCGATTTTTGGCTGCGGTGTACTGAGCACCTTACGGACGAACTCCCAAGCTCGTCGCTCGTCTTCAACGCCATTCCAGTAACTGCTTCCGACTTTTCTGGGGTCAATGAAAGGGATAACGATTGCATGTTCTGCGCTAGTTCCAAAACCAATGCAAGTGATCTGGCTTCCAGAAGTTTCAATATCGAAACTAATTTTTGATGCTCGGGTGATGTGCTCATTGTAAAACCACTCTAGGTCGTCGAGGTCGGGCTCTATATAGACAGTTCGCTCGGGTCGGCGGACTTCAGGGAATTCGCTTTCTCTTCCAGCTTTCTTGAGATCGAGTACAGTGACTGCTCGGTTTGACCACTCTCTAAGAATTGCAGCAGGATGGAAGGTAGGGAGGCACTTGATACCTGGGTGAGTAAGCGTAGAAATGGTGATGGAACCTCGAATTTTGGTGACCCCTGAAGTACCAAGTATTGCCCAGGTGGGAGTATTACCGAGCAAGACCGTGACGTTTGGACGAGCAGCGATAAGCTCCTGTCGCAGTCGAATAAGCTCTCCGGTGTAGGATTGCCTAATGAATTTTCCTTGTCTAATCGGCGGATAGCCCAATATCGCAGTCGTCTTGTCACCGCAGAGATTCTCGATGTCATTGTTTTCGGGCCTCAAGTTGAAGACGTTGGTGAGGAAGCAATCCGCGCGCCGGATGCCGGCTTCGGAAAGCATTCGGGTTAGTTCGTAACCACTGGCCCCGATGAAGGGGGCGCGGGCTTTCTCTTCCTCCGCTCCCCAGGCCTCGCCGATGAGGGCGATCTTGTAGGTCATAGTCCCTTAGACTTTTTCAAGAGTGGAAGAATTATCCTCAAGTACATAAGCATCCCGTTCATTCGCGTGAAAACTGTAGACTCAGTACATTCCTTGCCATTGAAGGTTTTGACCCAGTATCCTTTTTTGTCACGAACAAGTACGATCTGAATCATAGCTTCATCCTCTGTTGATCCGCCAACTTCAACTGAAGCCTTGCCCTTTCAGCGAATTCTCCGTTGATCTCAAGTCCCGTAACAGACTTTGCACCCAACGTTCTTGCCGCTCGCAACGAAGAACCAGAGCCGCAGGTGGGGTCAAGGAAAACCGTAGAACTATCGCAGAACATCCTGAAAAACTGCGACAGGACCGGTTCGGGCTTAATCGACATATGCTCGTTGCGCTCGGTACTTGCGTAAGCAGCGTTGGAAGTCGCGCTAACAATCTTCCGGTCGCCTCGGGACCCAAAGAAAGCTGTCTCATATATCCTCCTCGGTCCGCGCTCGGGATCAGGGATTATGCCGACGTTATCGGACTTCATCCACACTAACGGAAAAG